TATTCTGGTTTCATAAAAGAATGAATTAATGTATATTTATTCATTATATTATATTTATCATTTGTAATAAATTTATATTTTTTATAATCTATAAAAGAAGACTTAGACAAATTATATAAATTTATTATAGCATTAATTCCATTATAATATATTTCATATATTTTTTTATTCATTGTAAATTTCTTATAAAATAATTTTGTAAGTCTATTTTGTTCTTCTGATTTAATATATAAATCTATACAAATATAATACAATTTTTTTACATATTTTGGTTTTACATTTTTTTTTAATTCCTCAGGCCAATCACATATTTGATAAATTGTTTCTTTATATTTTATAAGATTTGTTTTATTATTACTATGAATTAGTTTTATTATTTTCATTACTCTATTATTAAAAATTAGACCTACCATAGATTTATGATAATCCCAATATCCCGGAGAAATTTCTTTTTCACCATAAATATTAAGATTAAAATTATAGGCCATTTTATCAACTAATGTTTTAATCATATATAAAACCATTTTATAATCTTTTTTTATAAATAAAATATAATCCAAGAAATTTAAATAATATCCCCCATACCAATAATATATTTTATAATCAAAATTAGATATTAAAAATTTGGATATTGTTTTATTATTATAAATCATATTTGGATATTTTTGTAATATTCTAAATAATATTTGATTATGTGGGTTTGGATATTCAACACCATCAAAATGTTCTTTTAAATCATTATTAAATGAAGAAATATCATTTAATAATGATATTTCTTCATTTAATAATGATATTTCTTCGCTCATTATGTAAATAATATATATACAAAGATAATAAACACAATTCAATTTTAGTGGGCAATATATGCGCATTTATAATTAAAATCGCACATTGTAAATCTTTTCTTTCTAAATCTTCCTTCAAAATTATATTCACATAATTTATAATTTTTTAAATCACGGGTTTTCACTTGTGGCCATTCTTTCAATCTTATTTTATTATTTGTATATAAATATATAAAATTCAATAATTTTTTAATATAAATATTTAATCCAATATGTTTAATTGTCCATTTTATTATATACATAATATTTTTATTATAAAGAACAGATAATTTTGTTTCAAAATAATTAACAATTTCCTTTTCTATTTGCTCCTCTATTTCTTCCCTATAATAAATCATTTCAGATTCAAAACTATATTTTATTATAAAAATATTGAATAAAAAAATATCAATATAATTTATACTATTTTTTGTTAAAAAGCGCAAATAACTCTTATATTTATCTATGGATTTATTTTTAATAAATATTGCCATATATAAACAATGATTATAGGCCATATAAAAAAACATCTTTGATTTAATTTGATTTGAATGATATTTCTTTATATTTTTATTCTTCAATAATATATCTATATCTTTACACATTATAGTCTCTAATAATTTATCTAAATCTAATTTATATCGGTTGCCTAATTTAAATATTAAATCTAATCTTTTATTCATTGTGGCCAAATATATACAAAGTAATAATAATAAAATCAATTATATATAATTAAATATATATTTAGAATTCCTATATATTTTTTGTTGTTTATAATACTTTGTATTTCTTAGTCCATTTATATTGACCATCTCTTTAAATATTAAATATCTAATTAATTTGGGTTCTAAAAAATCAATATATAAACCTATTAATAAATTACCCATATCATCATATCTTCTTTTTGAAATCCAATAATTAATAAATTTAAATAAAATAAATTTATCAACCATATTATATTTCAATATAAATTTATACATTTTTAATGTTATACAATTTATTCTATATAAAATATAATGATTTTTAGGTCTTATAAATTTTAACCCATTATCTATTAAAAATTTAACTATTTTAAATTTACCATTATCTAACAAATCTATCATACTTGATAACATATTTTGATAACCAGTTTGATAATTAATATCAATAGTATTATCATAAATTAATTTACATTCTTTTAATGTTTTCTTATAAAAATATCCTTCAAAATACCAAAATAATAAATGATAGTCTTTTATCATATCTTTGATATATAATTTATTATTTATATACATTAATATTTTAATTATATCAGAATGCATACCGTCTACATTAATTGATTCAAATATATATTTTTTATCTATACCATTTTCTATTAAAAAATCAATTAATTTATATACTTTTTTATAATTATCATCATAGAAAATTATATTGAATACAGATTTAAATATTGTATATACAACACCAGAATCTTCATCATAATATTGTAAATTAATATTTTGTATTATATATTTTGATATCTCTACATTATTTAAAATATGTTCTATATTTTTATAATCAATCTCCATTAATTCCATTATTGAATTCATTATATTTCTTTTCAAAATTTCTTTTTGTATAATACTATATATATGTGAATAATTTTGTAACCTATTTATTAATATACATAACATATCTATATCATCATTACAATATAATATTTCAAATGATTCTTTTATATAGTTTTTAATTAATGATTTTTTGTGTATTATATAATTATTATTATCCATTGATTCTCTATATACAAAGTAATAATAAAAAAATCAATTATATAAATAATAATGTATATTTCCATTTATTATTCATAAAACGCGGTTTAAAAAATGTTTCGTGAAAGGTTTTACGATATTTAATTGCAAAATTTGTATTATGTGCTAAATGTTGCCATTTTTCAGTCATTTTTATATCTGTATGTGTATAATCAACTAAAAAATCAAAATATGGGTCCATCTTTTTATATTTATAAACCGCCTTTAATATTTTATACATATTTTTATCAAAACTTAATATTATCATCTCTTCTAAATATCTAATTTGTTTATCTCTATTTATATATCTACCATTATATACATTATCATAGCCATCCATTATATAATACATTTCTTCTTCAAAAAAAGATAGATACATATAATTATTCTTTATTAAAAATTTATAATACTTTAAATCAAGAGGGGCGCTATTGTGAAATGATTTATAATAAACAATTGATAAATATATATAATCATCGCCTTGTGTTTTCATTTTGCTTTTAAAATATTGTTTTATCGGTTTATTATATAATACTATCTTTGTATCTCTATATAATAGTTTAATTAATATCTCATTTAATTTATAATTATTTAATAATCTCCTTTTAAATATTTCAGATAATCTTTTATTCATTATAAATAATTATAAAGGGCGACCATATACAAAGGTAATTAAAAACAATTCTAAATATATAATTGCTTTAAATAATTTGTTTGTAGTTTTATTAATACTTTTATTTTATATATATTATTTTTATTTACATAATCACAATTTTTAAATATTAGTCGATTTTGAAATATTATATTAATGTGTTCTTTAAATATTAAATGTTTTGCTAAACTATATTCAATAGGTTGCATATTACAATATAAATAATTCCACCTAATAATATTAATTAAATCTCTTTTATTTATTAAATTGTGTTCAATAATAAATTTATATTGTTTTAAATTTCGTATATATATACTATAATTTTGCAATAATATATCATTATGATACATATATACAAACCCATTATCTAATAATAATTTAATTATAGAATATTGCTCATTTTCAATTAATATAGGTATTGATTGAGATTCACAATTTTTATTTGTTGCGCATTTTTCTATTAAAAATGCGCAATATTTTAACTTTGGTTTTCCATCTTTATAACAACCATTATTAATATATTTCCATATACTTGGGTTTTTATATATTAATTTTATATCTATTTTTTTATCTATAAACATCATAATTTTAACTATCATATTAGATAAATCCCATTTACTTAAAAATGCCCTTATATTATTAATTGAAATACCATTATCTAATAAAAAGGCACAATATCTAGGATAAAATATTGAATTATCCCAATCACATACTAAATCAAACAAACTATCTCGTATTTCTTCTTTATCTATATATATCATATTTATATTTTTTATTACATAATCACAGAGAATATCATTTGTAAATATATAATTCCTATTAATTTCTAATATTTTAAATATTCCATTACTTATTAAATTAAGAATATAATCTTGTTCTTTATTTTCATATAATATATCTATTAACTCATATAATATATCTTCTGACATATTCTACATATATAATCATAGATATATAATTTTCAATTTAGATAATCTACATAACAATATATAATATTTATGAAATTTTTTTCTATTTACTTTGCCCCCTTCTTTATATATTAAATATTTAATAATTCCAATTGTATCTTTATTTATTCTCAATTCATATAATATTGATTCTATTAAATCCATTCTATTAAAAATATTATTTCTTAATAAATACTTTATTGTTCGCAAATTAATATTTGCCCATAATATTTTATTCATACTATATTGTGGATTCAAATCAATCCCATTTTTAACAAATAATTCAATTAATCTAATATTATTAGTTCCAATTACATAATATAACGCATTTTCATATATACACGCCGCATTTATATAATTAATATCAAATCCCGCTTTTATAATAAATTTACAAAAACTCATAAATGATTTAAACCCTTCTGGTTCTCTATATATATTTAAATAAGCAAAAAAAGAACGCCCACATATTGGCACAACATCAACATATTTTAACATAAATTTAATATAATTAAAATTCCGCACTTCCTTTCCCCCCTTTGTAATAATATTATATGCCTCAATCATTAAATCTTTATTTAATGGTTTTAATAATTCCATAATAATTGGGCTTTTTAATATAATAGCAAAAACATATAAATTAATGTTTTTTTTAATTTCTGGGGCCCGAACTATTTCAATTATATATTCTTTATTATCTATTATTGTTTTTGTGGTCCCCTTATATAAAAATATTTCATAATATACTTCTAAATCCATTGACCGTCCATTAATATATAATATATAAGTATATAATCAATTTATGTATATGATTATATTATATTTTTTATTTAATATATTATTTTGTTTAATAATTTTATTATATTTTAATTTAATATGTGCGTTAATTTTAGCATAACTAAATATATTATATTTAATAATATACTTAATAATATGATTCTTTGGTATATTAAATAATTTATATAAACTAAATTTAGGATTCAAACTAATACCATTAGAAATTAAAAACCTTATTATTTTTATATTATTATTGTCTAATGCCACAGATAATAAATTATACTCAACAATATCAATTGCGCCACAATAATTACAAATATAATTTATATTTGCGCCATAATTTATTAATAATTGAGCATATTTTATATCATTATTTTGTATTGATATTTCTAATAATTCATCTAATATATTTTTATAACCTATATAATATTTAAGTGATTTTTTTTTTATTTTTAAATTATTGGATTTAATAAAATCTGTTAATGTTTGGCCTATTATATAATCCTCCTTAAAAAAAGGCTCCATATTCATATATTTTGATAATATTCTAAATGTATCAGGGCCCATATCTTGTTCACCATAATCTTTAAAATCATTAACATACCTATAATAAGCTGAATAAATACAATCTGGATTTATCCCCAATTTTGATAATAAAAATTTAGTTATTAAATTATCATCATAATAAAATATAAATATATACATATTTATATGTTTTGATATATTACCTGTTTTATTAAACTTTAATAAATTAAAATCTATTTTTTTTATAAAATTATAAAAAGTTTGTTTATCACGTTCTAAATATTTTTCTTCGTGATATGTATCGTCATAATATACATCCATTAACATATTTAAATATGTTTCATTCTTATTTATTTTCTTTATTATCTTTTTATTTATTATATAAACCTCTTTGTTCATATAACATTTCATTATTTATTTACCTATTTACCTATTTACCTAATTATAAGAATCCAAGTATTATATCAATATAATATTTATTAATCAATTTTTGATTAAAAATATCTTTAAAATCATTTATTAATTCCGCATTTCCATAATTATATTCTTTATATTCTATTGATAAATCCAAAACCTTTAAATCAGATATATCAAAGGTATTAAATATAATTTTTGTTGCCGGTTTTAAATTATTTATATATTCTTTTATATTCATTTTTTGAACAGGGGCGCCATCAGTAGGCCAAATGCCTTCCATAGGCCAAATGACCGTTTTAAATAAATAACTAAAATATGCGCATCCTAAATATAATAAAAAATCTAATTGAAAAAAATATGCCGCTTCAATTATTTCAAGTATTTTATATAATCCAAAATTTTTAATATATTTAATTTGTAATATTTTAAAACCTTGGTCACATAGTGGCGCATCCTTTGCTCTTATATCACAATATAATTGTGGGTCAATCATATTTAATTTTACAAAATTTATAACTATTTCAACTATCTCCAAAGTATAATTTAAATAAATTATTTCATCTATATTTCCATTATCATAATTATTTATTATATTTAATATTGGTATCATTTTAATATAATCATTATTAATATATATTGTTTTATTATCAATTGTTAAACATTTCATATTATATAATATATATATATATATATAAATTTATGCGCCATTTGCGCCCTTGGGCCAATATTTATAATAAACATTCATTAAAATCATCATCATCCGAATATATTATATTTGAATCAACAATATTATCAAATTCAATATCATTTGCCAAACAATCATAGAACTTTTTAACAATCGGACTACAAGTTATTTTTTTATAATTTATATTCATTAAATGTAATCCTTCTAATGATTTAACACGAGATAAAGTAACATACCCTTGGGCATCACAAAATATATCTTGTAAATCTGTTATAACACAAGAGATAGTTGAACCTTGACATTTATGAATTGTAATTGCCCAAGCTAATATTAAAGGAATTTGAGTTCTTGTAATTATATGAGTGCTTGTTTCTGATTTAAAAGCGTGTGGGCTTATTCTTACTGATAACCCATTATCAAATAATACATAAGGCATTGTTTCTTTAAAATGTGTTATAACCCCTCTTGAACCATTTATTAAACCCGAGCCAAAAGACATATTATATGTAAGCATAACTTGAGCACCTACTGCTAATGTTATTATCTTTGGACATCTATCATTAATATATTGAACTTCTGCTTCTGTAGATTGCCTTAATAATTTTGATTTTCTTTCAAATGTTGTATCATTTGATTTATATACATTATATTCATTATTTGAATCAATTAATTTTTTCAAATTTTTCAAATTAATATCTTCTACTTGAACTTTATGCGGATATAATTTAGTTGGTTTAATTATATTAATATCATCACTATCAATATTTAAACTTTCAACATTGTTAGAAATGAGACGTGAATTTAATATCTCCTTTGTTTCATCTGTAATTATTCCAAGGCGAATTTCACCCAATAATTTAATAAAAACGGGGTCATCTTGCCTCATAATTTCATCTAAATAAACCACATTTTTTTGTATATGTTTATTCCATAATTTACTTTGGAAAATAAAATCCGGCGACTTTATTGGCCCCAATTGAGCAAAATCCCCACATAATATTAATTGAATACCACCAAAAAAAGCATTATTCTCTCTCACTAGTTTTGCTATCTTATTTAATTTCTCAAATAATTCAATATCCATCATACTAACTTCATCAATAATTAAAACTTGTATTGTTTGCCAACTTCTTTTTAATTGCGGTTTTGAATTAATTATTGCTGCTGAAACGTGGGCGGTTTTTTGTATTAATCCTAATCCCGACCAAGCGTGTAATGTTCTTCCATTAATTAATGTTGCCGCAACACCTGTTAATGCCGTTATTTCAAATATCTTATTAAATTTTATACAATATTCTCTAATATTACTAATCAAATATGATTTACCTGTTCCTGCTGGGCCTGTTATACACATTGATTCACCTTTTTTAAATAATTCAAATGCGTGTTCTTGTTTTACTGTTAATTTTGCCGGTTCTTTTATAATTAATGGCTCTTCTTTTGGCATTTGAGGCATAGGCGCTAATTCTAATTTTGGAATTTCAATTATAGTTGGGGCAGCGGCGGCGTTTTCAATTGCGTCTGTGGGGGCGCTTTCAATTATG